TGGTATAGATATTGGTGCAGGGCCTGACTCAATCGGTAGATGGGCGAATAAATTTACAGGTATTAAATCGGTCAGAGCTTGGGATATGCCAGATGGTGACGCCCAGTATCTAGACAGTATTGAAGATGATACGTTTGACTTTGTACATTCATCCCATTGTTTAGAACATATGAAACAGTGGGATATTGCGTTATCTCACTGGACTAGAGTAGTTAAACCGGGTGGGTATTTAATTATTACAATTCCTGACTGGAGAATGTACGAACATCGTAAATGGCCCTCTAGATTTAATTCAGATCATAAGTGGGCATTTAGTATGACGGAATCTTCACTACACGCTCCAGTTGTTTATATAACTGAAGAGGGATTGAAGGCTGTAGGTTTTATAGTACATAAGTTATGGACAGTTACTAATGGTTTCGATGATAATCTACCAGACATAGTTGACCAGACGGCGTACTTAACCAATGCAGAGTGTGCTATTGAAATGGTTCTTGAGAAGAGACCAGGAGTTTATATCTACAAATGACATCATTAGAGGACTTTTTAAGAGCCGGATTTAGTGAAGGAGTAGTTCGATATCATACTGAACTACATGTAACTCCGAATGGAGTAGTAAAGTTGCGAATGATCTCAGGCAAGCACGAAGTAGATCATGAACTAGAGGCAATCGTCAAAAATAATGAATTGAAGCCGATTGAGAATGTACAAATAAAAGACGATGCTTACAATCTCTAGAGATGATGTTAGTGGAGATGAGATACAGTTTGTTACTCCAGAGAAGCGATTTTTAAAGCTATCAGTAGCTAAGTATTTTGAAGTAATTGGTCTAGAAATGAATAGACCCCAAACTGCGATAGTTAACGCACTTAATAACCCCAAGTATAGGTTCGTAACTGCAGCAGTTAGTCGACGTGTGGGTAAAACATTCATTGGTAACGTGATCGCACATTTATCCTCACTATTGCCTGGATATAATATTCTGATTATGTCACCAAACTATTCGCTTAGCCAAATCTCATTTGAAGAACAAGAAAAGCTACTTCGTAGAAATAGTATCGACGTTAGACGTAGTAATATCAAAGATAGAATTCTAGAGTTAACCAACGACTCAACCATTCGTTTAGGGTCAGTTAATCAAGCCGATTCAGTTGTAGGTAGATCATATGATCTAATTCTATTTGACGAAGCTGCGTTAACTGCTGAAGGTAAGGACGTTTTTAACGTTCAGTTACGCCCTACACTAGACAAACCTAACTCTAAGGCGTTATTCATCTCGACGCCTCGTGGTAAATTCAATTGGTTTGCAGAATTCTACTATCGTGGATTCTCTGATGAGTTTCCGGATTGGGTTTCAATTCGAGCAGACTGGAGAGAAAATCCTAGAGCTGGTAAGGCTGACATTGATGCTGCTCGCAAGGCCATGACAATGGCGGAGTTCAAGCAGGAATACGAGGCAGACTTTAACGTATTCGAAGGTCAGATTTACCGCTTTAATTCGGACAAGTGCGTAGAAAATCTCAGCGCTTTAAATACTTATGAGATGGAAGTGTTTATGGGGCTGGATATTGGATTCAAAGATCCAACTGCATTTGCTGTAATTGCGTATGATCGTCACGATGATTTGTACTATATCATTGATGAGTATGTAAATGCTGAAATGGGAACTCGACACCACGCTGAAGCGGTTAAAGAGCGCATGGAGAAACATAATATAGAAGAAATCTATATTGACTCGGCAGCTGCTCAAACACGCTTCGACTGGGCATATGAGTTTGATATTCCTACTATAGGAGCTAAGAAAAGCGTTAACGACGGCATTTCATATGTACAGCGTATTATTGAACAAGATAAATTAATCGTGCATGAGTCGTGTAGAAATACACTAGCCATGCTGGACCAATATAAATGGGACCCACGTGAGATACTTCAAGTTCAAAAACCTGTACACGATCAACATAGCCACATAGCAGATGCTTTAAGATATGCACTGTATTCCAGAGACCCAGGCTCTGGAATCTTTTAAAAAAGGGCACTTCGGTGCCCTTTTTGTCGTTCTCGATTTTCACCACGCTGTTATGGATGTGAAAATTTGAATGTTGACATACATAGAGGGCAAATGTTATTATAGATGGATGGGAATTTTGCACGAAAAAATTTAATTATGAATAAGAGATTGCCCGTTAAATGGATACGCGACATGAATAAGCGTCGCTATGAAAAAGGAACTGAGTGTGTAGTATGTGGGACCGACCAGTTACTGGAGTTTCATCACTTCTATAGTTTAACGTTGTTATTCGAAAAGTGGCTAAAAGTTAATGGCTTAGTAGTCAATACGGATGATGACGTTCTTGCGATTAGAGATCAGTTCTCTGAGCAGCATCGACGCGAGATTTTCGATGAAGCGGTTACTCTATGTAAAAGTCACCATGCATTGCTACATAAAGTCTACGGAATAACGCCAGCGTTAAGTACTGCTGATAAACAGCGACGTTGGTTAGGGATTCAAGCAAAGAAATTTGGTAGAACTTATGGGAATGATGAGCAACTTCCGCCTATGGATGGTGGAGAAATTAAATCCAGCGCAGCCTGAGATAGCTAGAGATGCGGGGGATATTGTAAGTAATCAGAATCTAACGATTACTTACGAAAAAGCTTATGAAGAGCTAGATATTGTTAGACGTGGCGTTGATATGATTGTTAACGGTTGCGCATCTTTCGATATTAGTGTTAAGGATCAAATTAAGGGTGTTTTACCAATTTCTGTAGGTATGCGAAAGACACGCCTACATTTAATGCTAAATCACGAACCTAATCCTTTTCAAAACATTAATGCATTCCGTCGTGCCATTTACATGGATATGATTTTAGAAGGTAATTGCTTCATTCATACATCGCCGGAAAATGAATTGTTTCACCTGCCTGCAAAAAACGTGGAGGTTCTAACAGACCCTAAAACGTTTGTGTCTGGATATAAGTATAATAGTAAGACGTTCTTTAAACCGTCTGAAATTATTCATATTCAAGACAATGCAGGACAGTCGATTTACCGTGGAGAACCAAGACTAAAGGCCGCAGACCAGAGTATTAAGACTCTTCGTCGTATGGTCAATTTTCAAGATAACTTCTTTGAAAATGGTGCAGTTCCAGGTCTTGTACTAACTTCTCCTAATGTATTAGGTGAAAAGACAAAAGAAAGAATGATCTACACGTGGATGACTAAATATAATCCACGAATCGGAGGTCGTAGACCTTTAATCCTCGATGGCGGTCTAGATGTGAAGTCGTACGCAGATACTAATTTTAGAGAGCTGGACTTCGAAAACTCCATTGGGACGAAAGAAAAGGCGATTTTAAAGGCCTTAGGTGTGCCACCCATTCTTTTGGATGGCGGCAATAATGCAAATATTGCTCCAAACCTTAAACTTTTCTATCTAGAGACAATTATGCCTCTAGTCCAAGCGGTTACAGCAGGTTTTGAAAGACATTTTGGGTACGATTTAGAGGCGGAGACTGGTAAGATTTCTGCGCTTCAACCACAAATGTCTGAAGCTGCTAGTTTCTATGCTACTTTAGTCAATTCAGGCTTAATTACTCCTAACGAAGCTCGTGAAGAGTTACGTTATGAGCCGATCGCAGGGCAGGACGAGTTACGTGAACCACAGAATATTACTGGTTCTGCAACTAATCCTTCGCAAGGCGGTAAGCCTCCAAAGACGCCTAAGGAGTAAAATGAAAAATTTGTTACAACTAGCGCTGCCTATCTCAGTAGAAAAATCTTCGGAAGAAGACGGACCGCTTAAGATTACGGGGTATGCAAATACCACTACTAAAGATAGACAGGGAGATGTTGTACCTGAAGAAGCGTGGAAAAAGGGTGCACTAAGTAATTATGCAAAGAATCCAATTATTTTGGCCTTTCATGATCACAAGCGTCCTGTTGGTAAAGCAACTGGTCTAGAAGTCGACAAAGGTGGACTAAAGATCACAGCTGAGATCAGCAAACATGCAACTGAAGTATACAACCTCATTAAAGATGGTATACTTAAAGCCTTTTCAATAGGGTTTTTAGTAAAAGATGCTGACTACGATCCAAAAACGGATATTTTCGTTATTAAGGATCTAGAACTTTTAGAAGTATCAGTTGTCTCGGTTCCCGCAAATCAAGACAGTCTGTTTGAGTTAGCTAAACAATTTGAAAGTCCAGAAGAATATTCTGAATTTAAAAAGTCATTTTGTAAATCAGTCGAACAGACTGAGACACAAGTTTCCAAAGGAGACATTTTAATGGATAATGAAGCTCTTCAAAAGCTACTTCGTGAGACCGCTGAAGCAACAGCTAATGCTGTTACTGATGCGATGACGAAGAAGGCTGAAGATGAAGCCGCTGCTAAGGCCGCTGCTGATAAGGCAGAAGCAGATCGCCAAGAATTAATTAAGCTTGGACAGTCGGGAGCCGAAAAGCTTGTAGAAGATGTTAGCAAGAAGTTAGAAGGCGACGTTACGGATATCCGTAAGGCTGTTGGTGACCTAGCTAATGTTGTTAAGGAACAAGCTGAAGCTTTCGCAAAGGCTGCTGCTACACAACGCGACCGTGGTTTTGACTTTTCGGACAAGGGTGACGGTAAGAACGAACCCTCGATGGACGAAAAGGCTACAGCGGTTCTAGTTGCTAAGGCAATGAAGTCGGGTATTGAAGCTACTAAGTATTATGGTCAGCTTAAGGAAAAGTATGGTGCACACGTTCCTTCAGCATATTGGGAAGATCAAGTATCTACCGCTATGCAAGAAGAAATTCAACGTCGTCTAGTCGTTGAGCCTGTATTTACTAACCTAAATATGCCTTCGTCTATTCTACGTCTGCCACTAAATCCTGAAGCAGGGTACGGTACATGGGTTGCTACAACTTCATACGGTACAACTGATTCGTCAGGTGCAGCTGGTACACACGTACTAAAGGAAATCACAGTTACAGCTTACAAGCTTGCAACTAAGGAATTCCTAACATACGAAGAAGAAGACGATGCACTTATCGCTCTTATGCCTATCGTTCGTGACGCACTCGTGCGCCGTATGGCAAAGAGCCGTGATAAGGCTTTCCTACGTGGCGTCGGTTCTGGTGCAGATCCTCTTAAGGGTATCGCATCTTGGGCGGGTACAGCAGAAACAGCTACAGTTGCTACTACAGCAAAGGTTGCAGTATCTGATCTAGTTGCCGCACGTAAAAAGCTTGGTGTATGGGGTCTAGATCCTTCTGATTTAGTTTACTTCGTTTCTACAGAAGCTTATTATGATCTTCTAGAAGATTCGAATTTCCAAACAGTTGATAAGATTGGTAACGATCGTGCAACACTACGTAATGGTCAAATCGGTGTGATTTCTGGTTCGCCAGTTATTGTTTCCGGTGAATACGCTGCTAAGGCTTCGGCTGCTGTAGCGGTTACTGTAGTTGCTCCACGTAACTTCCTAGCTGGTCGCTATAAGGGTCTAATGATTGAACAAGATCGTTTAATCGAAAAACAACAAAACCTATTAGTCGCTACTCAACGTCTAGCCTTCCAACAACTTACTTCAGTTGATGGTAATGGTACGTCGATTATCAAGTGGTCTTAATCTAATATAGTATAAAGAGATGGGCGGCGGTCTTTGGCTGGCCGCCCATTTTTACAAGGGAACTTAAATGGATTTAATTACATTATCAGAGTATAAGGCGTACGCCGGTATTAAAAGTACTGAACAGGACGACAAGCTTAAAGCCCTTATTACGTCTGTGAGTTCTTTTGTAAAAATGTACTGTAATCGAACTTTTATTGATTACTACTCTACAGACAACGTACAATACTTCGGACAGGGCTATGACCTCCTATATCTAAATGAACAACCAATTGTTCAAGATACGTCCGGCAATCCACAATTAACAGTACTTATGAAATACTACGCTGGCGATGCATATACAACAGCTGTCGCCGACGTAGATTATATGTATGATTATGAATTAGAAGCTATTAGAAGTTTAAGTGAAGATGGATTCCCTGCAATTCCAAATGGAGTAAAGGTTATCTATAGAGGTGGGTTTGATCAAACTCCTGAAGATTTAAAACTAGGTATCTTTGATCTTATCACTTACTACATGAAGGGTGAAAGTAGCCCAAGAAAGTCACTAAACTCTAACCAGATTTCAGTAGAATATGTAAAGTCTTCAGATCTACCAGCGCATATTAAGCGCGTCTTCGATCTGTATAGGAACGTACTCTAATGTCTAAGCAGTCACTAGACGCGCTAGTTGCTAGTATTCAACAACATCAACTAGTTTCAGCGCAGATTAAGGCGTCAACTAACCAAACACTAGGTGAGTTTTATCGTTA